ATTGTACCTTTAATCACGGCAAAGCTATTGACCGTTTGTTGACCTTTCCTGGGCCATATTATAGCTTGGATCTTAGTAACGCCACTGATCGTATGCCATTTTGACTTCAGAAGTCAATTATGTCATATATCATTGGTGATGCTAAGGCTCAAGCTTGGGCCCGCCTACTCGTCGAGAGAGATTATACCCTTAGGGAGAGACAGTTAGGTAAAGAAGTTATTCAAAAACTTCGTTACACAACCGGTCAACCTATGGGAGCATATTCCTCTTGAGCGTCCATGGCGTTTACGCACCACTTCATTATCCAGTGAGCTGCATTTCGCATTAGACACCTCCTTCCTAGAGAGAAATTCTCTTTTGGTAGAAAGATGTTTAAGGCTTATGTAGTTCTTGGAGATGATGTAGTTATTGCAGATTCAGCAGTAGCCGAATCTTACAAAAGTTTACTTACTCTCTTGGACATGCCCTACTCTAATGCAAAGACTCACGTTTCAATTGATTCGTTTGAATTTGCTAAGAGATGGGTCATGTTTAGGAAGGAAGTAACTCCTTTTAGTATTGGAGGGTTAGACAGGGTAATGGGGAGATATTCTCTCCTTTTCTCCTTTCTTTCCAACCAAGCAACACATGGTTACGTGCATAGATTAAGTTCCAATGAATTCGACTTAGTCTTTAAACTTATGAGACTTGAAAATAAGCACAAACAAGGACGTAAATCCCAGCTTGTGTCTAAAGTCTGTCTCTATAAGCTGTTTTATTATCTGCAACACCATAGGCAACTCTCTAAGTCCTCGGCGAATAATTGGCCGAGTTCTATGAGGCTTGCTCATGATGAAGTGGCTAACGTGCAATTCAACTTACAGTTTCTTAGGCTGTTCGAAGAACTGGGCGTTAGTGTTGGACAGTTTAGGAAATTTTATTCTCCCTTCTTGATCACGCAAGTGGTCAAGATGGCTGTACAACAAATAATAGAACGAGACTTACGACATTTCCAGAAAAATATGGAGGCTACAATTAAAATTTGTAGCTCCCATAATCCTCTGGTCCTGTCCACCGGAATCGAACCCGGTGTCGTCTCTCGTTGGCTTCCTCCTCTGAATTGCTTAACAGATCTTTTTGATTTATCAATCCGGGCTCTTGGTGAGCCTGAATTGTTATTTCAAGAAGGTATTGCTAAGTTTTTCATTGGTAGAGGCGTACTTAACCTAGACAGGTCACTTCAGACTGTCATTGCCGAATCGGCTGTCGTCAAGAGTTGTGCAAAGATTCTTTCCTCCACCGCTAAACGTATAGATAACGGGTATGTACCACATTGGTGTGTTCTCCCAAGTCCTAAGAAAGACTTTAGGGAACCTTCCAAGGTTGTCATCCCTGTTACTGCTATAACGCCTGGTGATG